TCCACCACCGTTTCCAGATGCAAATAAGAAAGTGATTTCCCCACCGACGGGAGTTCCCATACCAAAACTATTCCTTGACGCGATGTAAGAGATATTGAAATTTGAATGGAATATTGCCGCTAGCTCCGTACCTGTGTAATTTCCAGGGGGAAATGTTACTCCGTATGTATTTCCACCCTGTGAATAACTGAAGCTTTGATTCGACTCATTTATCAATAGTTGCGGGCAAGGTACGCGTCCACTGACTAATTTGATCTGAGACACGTCGTATATTGCATGGTCCAGAGTCACGGTGTAGTCGTTCGGGTTCGGGTAAAGTGTGGGATCACGTTGACTACTGTCAATCGCGAAGTTATGAACCTTCATTAAAATAGGGGAACAATATTTTAATGAATGTTTTTGTGTACACGTAAATACATTTACTCGTAGAATCGGTGCGCGAGCGGGTTGTTCGCCAGCTGCCTCTTGGCGATCTCCAGATTCTGGCCCTTGGCGTGGGGGTTGCCCTGGCCCTTGTACGCGTTGAAATTGTGGTAGGGTTTCTGCTGGTAATTCTGCATCCACCCACCGTTCGGGGTCGCGAATCGTCCGTCGATGCGGCTCGTGTCGCTTCGAACGGCCGTCACGGTACCGCCCTGCTTGAGCGCCGACTCGCGAACGTTCATGCGACCGGGGTTACCCATGCGGTTCGGCATCCCGCGCTTGTCTTCGGGCCTAAAGCCGTACTTCATGAGTTGCTCGTTGGTCTTTCCGTTCATCTGCACGGCGGCTGTGTTGGTGTAGCCGCCCACGAAGTTCGAAATACCCGGCGCCGGCTGGTTGTTATACATGAGATGCGCGCCGTTGTTATCGCTCTTGAACCGCGTGGGATCCTGTGCGGAGGTAAGGCTGGAGATGACACGCTTCGCGGGGGCGAACTCCAGGCCGTCGCTTCTGTACCCTGTCTGCGCGCGGTTCGTGGTTCGCTTGGTCCGTTCGTGCTCGTTGCGAGGGACGACGCCGGTCATACCCTGCGCGCGGCCGGGCACGGTGGGAAGGCGCGAGGGAAGATGCGCGGTGGTCGCCGGTTTGTTATGCGTGAGCTGACCGACGACCGCCGACCTACCACCGGACTGGTCGGCGGCGGGACCGGTTCGTCCTGGAAGCGTGGTGAGCTTATATTCACCGACGTTGATCGGGTTCACTCGGAGCATCTGCTGAAATCCACCGGCAGCCGGTGTATTCGGACCGACGCCCAGACCTGGACCCACGAGTTCTTTCTCGATCGGGCTCAGGTTATTCATCCGGCCGTGATCGTACATACGGTTTCGCATGTCGGACATCTCCTGACCGCTCGACCGCGTTTGGTTGGCGATGTCACCGAAATTGGCCATCTCCTGCTTATGTCGGATTTCCACGGGGGGTTCGAAGTTATCCTCCTCGACAACGACGGGTTTCTTCATGAATACAGGTTCGGTAGTAACTTCAGGTGGTTTTGAATTCGTGCTCAAGTTACGACCCGCGTATACGAGGCCGGCCACTGCCATTAACGAGATGGGATCGGCCATTCTTACTTTGTGTTAACATTTTTATTGAGGTATCTCTGCTGAAAAAGACCGTTCTGGAGATCGGCGCGGGTGCTGGCCGGCTCGTACGACATCGATCGGATGGGCAGCTTACACTCCACGTTGTTCAGGGGGAAGTAGTTACGATCGTACGTCTCGACGAGGTGCTTGTTGAAGCGGGACGTGCTCTGAGGACGGAGTCGATCGCTCACGTCGATGTGCTGAGCGGGGGCGCCCTTACCAGCCTTGTACGGCGCGGTGCCGTAGAGCATGGTGTTGGGCCTGCACCCGCCGCAGTTGAGCCCACTGGGCTGAGGGTAGACAAAAACCTCGTCCGTCGCGTTCACGGGGGGCAGAGCACCACTGTTTTGGACGATGGAAAGACCGGGTTGGAGTTGATACGCCATTGTTACTATTACATGAGATATTTATCTATCTTCGGTCACCTTCCATACCGAGCCCGGAAAACGCCTCAAGCTGGGTGCCCCTGGCGTTCGGGCTGCAGAACTTGGAATTGCTCTTGCACATCGGACCGTTCTTCGGGCCGTACAACCACTCCGCGAACTCTGTTTGTCCTCCTGGGATTTTCGACACGGGCATGGTCACGAACTGACGATCCATCGCGTTTCGCAGGTACTGAGGCATCGAGGTCCTCGAGCGACCGCTGTCGTAAGGGATGCGATCGCTGCTGTACCTCTGCACGTAAGGCTTCACGGAAGGGTAGTAACACGCCTCGAGTCGGTTGGGTGCACCGCCGTAGTCGGTCATGAGTACGTTCGCCATGGGGTTATCGACTGTGGGTTTCTGGCACATGGACTCTCCCATCGGCGAGGCGGCGTAGGTCTCCTTCACCATCTTGGATTTGTAAAGGACGTACATCACACCCAGTATCGTGAGACCCAGAACAAATACTCGGGGGTCGCGGCGGATGACGTACAGGAGCGCGGAGGTGTAGACGATAAATCTCGAAGCGGCGTTGATTCTCTCCTCTGGGGTCTGTTTGCTATTCGGCCAAAACTGTAAAAACTGCTTTTCGTCAACGAGCTGGCGTGGGTCGTCGAACCAAACCTTCATTTAGTATATAGCCAGGTTATTTTCCGAGGCCGCCGAGCATACTACCCATCATCTTCATGAGGGCTTCCTCGTTGAGCTCGCCGCCTTCATCCTGTAACTTCGAAGCGACACCTTGTGCGAGCGCCTCGATCTGCGCCATCTGGTCTGGGGGAAGCGACGTGATCGTGGTGCCGAGCATGTACAGAGTCTGTAGGTATTGCCACGTGACCTCTCGCGTGTTCGCAGACATCTTCATCCAGTAAGTCGCGAGGTCTAGATCCTTGAGGAAATCGATCTTGCCACACTCCTCGAGGAGAAACTTATCGTCCTTCGCGGAGATCTGACTGGCGTAAGGGGAGACGCCGCTCATGAACCCGTCGACGACCATGCGGGGGTTGGTACTCTTCAAAACGTCGAACGACGTGAGCATCTTCTTAATGCCCTTCTCTTCTGGAAACGTCTTGTGAAGTTCCACAAGAAACTGACTCATCATGTCGTTGAACGCGGTGACGGACGCCATTTCTTATCATACAATGCTACTCTTTAAGTTTTAAAAAGGTTCAGTGGAAATAGACTCCCGCTTACCGATTCCTCCTGACACTATAAAGAACACGAGGATGGCGTTCAGCGTCGCTGGCTTGGTGTACTTGTTCATCTCAAGCTTACCCTCGTTATTGAGGTACGCCTTCATGTGTATGTATCCAGCCGTGATACCGGCTGCGATCAGGGCGGCGGAGACCGGGTCCCGTAAATAATTGGAGAGATCACCTTCCATATTTAATTATACCGGGGATATTTTTTCGGCCTGTCTGGGGCGTCGCCGAATAAGACCCCGTCGTCCTGTGCGGGGGGCGGCGCTGCGGCTGGCGGCTGGGTTTGGTATTCTTCCGGTCGCGGGTCATCGAGTGCGGGGGCCCTCACACCGGGAACTGTCTTGAACTCGTTTTCGAGTCCGGTCAGCTGGGGCTCCGGAAGGCACGGGTCCTCCTGTGCAGCATCACCCTCGGCGGCAGCCTCACCCTCGGCATCGGCCTCGCCCTCCGGCTTCTCCTCTTCGACAGCCTCGTTTTCCTCCGGTAATTCTCCGTCTCCCATGTCCATTATCTCAGGATCTTGACTGTCTTCCACCTCTCCATCGAGAGAAATATCGCGCGTCTCCTGGGACATGTATGTCTGGAGAATCTGCTGCACCGGGATGAGCTCCTTGACCGTGGTCTCGATGACGACGCTGAAACGAGCTGTGAGGGTATCGTCGCGAACGTACTCGGACTGCTCTTCGTTGAAGATGTACGGATCCTTATAGAGATCGCGCGCGGCGTTGTTGTAGCAGGTCTGGATGAACACCTCCTCAGTGGGTAACTTGAGCGAGATCTTCTTGTTATCCGCCTTGAGGCGAACCGCAGAGAGAATCTTGGTGCACGCCACAAAAACCGCCGCGAGGAGGTCGCCGTACCAAGAACAGCGGTCGGTGATGTTGTCCGCGTGTCGCTTGCTCATGGCGTTGGACCAGTTCGGGACCTCCTTCAGGAGCTTCTGGAACATGATGAGAACCTGCTTACCCTTGGAATTCTTGATGGATTCGTTGTAGAGTTCCTGGAACGTCTCGATCATGGCGGGGCACATCACGAGGCAGAGTTGGCACATGTACTCGCGCTTCGCATCGGTGAGGATACTGAGGTTGTCAGTCATTATATACTTGGATCATATAATTAAACCTCCAACCTTACGCGTTTCCCCTGTACTTATTCGCCATCTTCTTCAGATTCATCAACGTCGGAAACTCCACCTCCTCTTCCTCTTCTCGGCGTTCCCTTTTCTTCCTCGGGGCGTACCACGTCACGTACAACTCGACCGGGGTGATCATCTGGACACTGAACCCCCCGCGCAAAAACTGTCGCGCGATGTACTTCGCAGCCTGGTTGCGGTCGAACGTCGGGTACCCCACGACGAAGCTGGGCACGGACAGAAAGATCTGTTTACAACCCAGCTCCCCAGTCTGCTTGATCTTGGAGACGAACTGATCGTATATTTTGGTATAAATCTCTTTCCTGATTTGTTTCCTTCTGTCGTCGATCTTCGACACGTCAGCGATGCTGAGCATACCTATCATTACCGTAAATTATTTTTAACTGATTCCAACCCACGTTCGATATTCTTGAGACCTCTGATCAGCGCTGGGTCGTTCTCGAGGCCCCGCAAGAAATTGTTCGTGTCGCTCCTCGCGGTGTTCACACCCGTCTCGACCTCGTCGCTCAGCTCCTGTAAATCAGACCTAGCCTTCGCCTCGGGTGGTACGGGCGCCGGTTCGGGAATGTACGGCCTGTCGAACTGCGCGCTCGGATCCCTGAATTTAGACACGGACGCGTCGAAATCGCCCCTGTTCGGGACGTGGTTCTCCTTGACGACCTTGTAGTCAAGAAATTCCTTGCCCATGGATCTATCACTCGGTTGATCCGCGGGTTGGAACCCGATGGGCTGCGACCGAATCGCCAGGAGCCTGATCGGTTTTTGTTCCTCCACGATGAACCACACCACCACGGAAAAGCCGAACGAGAACCCGTTCTTCTTGACCGTCATGAATCTGCACTCGTACACGGTCGCGGGCTCCTCTTTCTGTTTCCGGTACTTTTTCATCGAGGTCGTCTCGATGATGTAGTTCGATATGCCAGTGCGCTTGTGAATCTCCTTGTTCGTCAGTAACACGACGCTCTCCATCAGGTCGGCAGTCGCGTCGTTCTTGACCTCTTCGAAACCGATGAGGTTCGGGAACGGGTCCATCAACTGGGTCTCGCGCGGGACTGTGTACCCTGAGAAACCGTAGCTCTCGTTTTCATTCGTCAACATATAGACGACAACCAACAATAGAAACGCGACGAGGTAGTTCATATTACTAGTATGCGTTAATTTTTTTTCGAATATTACCTCGTGACATAATAGATGTCCCTCCTTATTTACTCCCCGAGGTGTAAATTTTCAATGGATATAATCGAATACGTCAAACAGCATCAGCAGCTCAAGCAGTTGGTGCAGTATCACAACATCAACACGCAGGGGATCCCCTCCAGTTACAAGAATAAAATTACTCGCGTCCCCACGATGCTCACACAGAACGGTAAGATCCTCGTCGGGAACGAGATCAAAAACTGGTTGGAATCCCTCCTCCCGGCGAAGGAGATCACACACTCCCTGATCGGAGGTATGGGATGTGGAATGGCTTCACTGGACGGCAGGGGTGACAACGCGCACATGTTCGCATTGGACGATTACGGCAAGGCGCTCCAGCCCCCGATGACGAAGGAGTTGGAGGAAAAGATCAGCAAGGACGTGAACAAGGGCCAACCGTACACTGATTTAAAGATGTGAGGCGAATCTATCACAGATGAAGCTCGTGACGATTCAGGCGGCGGCTTTCAAGTCAACCTTCGAGGTGTTGAAAGACATTTTGAACGATGTGAATGTCTTTTTCCGAAAGGATGGCATGTACATCGTGACACTAGACACGGCGCGCACGAGTCTCGTCGATATCTACCTCTCCGCCGATAACTTCGAGGAGTACGAGTGTGACCAAGATGAGGTCATCGCGGGAATCAATATTTCCAACACGTTCAAACTCCTCAAAACCATAACGAACAACGACGTCCTCCGGATCGAGATCAACTGTAAGGAGTACATGAACATCGAAATCTCCAGTGAGATCAAGAAGACCAACACGAAGTTCCAGCTCAAGCTCCTCGACATAAACGAAAGTCGCATCGAGGTCCCTGACATAGACATGACGACGATCACGACACTTCCCTCCGTCGACTTTCAGCGGCTGTGCAGGGACATGTCTAACATCGGAAATTACATCGAGATCGTCCGATCCGGAAAGGGGATCAAGTTCAAGTGTGAGGGAGATTTCGCCAACCAGGAAACATTCATCGAGTGCGTGGAAGATTCGCCCACCATCTCCGGTCTGTATAGTTTGAAGTATCTCAACATATTCACCAAGGCGACGAGTATGTGCGCGAGTGTGCAGATCATTCAGGAAACTGGGAACAGGTTTCTCATATTAAAATATAACGTCGCGAATCTGGGCGAGCTCAAGTTCTACCTCGCGACTAAGGTATCTGAAGATCCGTAGTGAAGCCGTCGAGCGTCGACACGGCTTTTTTCATACCTAAACCGTTTAATACAATCTTCGGGAATTTATTCTTCAAGTGTTCGTTGTCGTAGTACAGAAAGTCCCTGAGGGGGACCTTCTCGCCGTGGAAATCACCCCTCGGCCCGGCGTACCTTTTCACCTTTTCAGTGATGTTCACCATCGGTTTATCTCCGTGATCGACGATCCATGCACTACTCAAAGGGATGTGAAAACACATGGGTGCGTCCGCTTTTTCACCCGGGACGTAGTTGAGGTCGTTGGTCACGACCGAATACAGGCGGCCGTTGAAAAAGTATTTGATCCGGAGGATGATCGACGAGACGTTTTCCGGGATGGCGGTGTACCTGAAATCCAAACCGGTGACGTCCGCGTGGAAGTTTTCCAGGATCCCGTCCCAATCCTTACTTTCCCCCTTCCAGAAATCGTCTTCGATTCTGTACCGCATGTCGTAGTCAACCGAGTATTCGAGCTCCTCGTTGACCACGGAGTAGTCTCTCGGTGTGGTTATTTTTTTGAAGAAGCATATGAGGTTACTTAAAAGATTGAGCAGCATCTCTTTACAAGATATGGAGGGCAACTTTTTAAGTAGGTACAACAATCGTGTCAGGGAGTGGAAGGACCTCATGGAGACGGACCCCGAAAACAAACGGCGCCACGAACGTGAAATGAGCGAGTACATCATTCAGTGCATGCCGTACATGAACCAGTACATAGACGAGACAGGTGAGAATACAAACACCGACAACGTTTTCAACGTCAAGGAAACCGTCGGTCTCAAACGCAAAGATATTTTCAGGGATTATCTCGTCGAGGTGGAAAAGCAAAACATATCTAGACCGACGCGGTGGTTGATGGACGAGTGTCCGAACTGCGGGGAGGACGGAAACCTGGTACACTTCCCGGAAACCAGTGACCTCACGTGTCAGAATTGCGGTGCGGTGGTTACGACGTTGATCAGTGAAGAGTTGACCTACCGCGAGGAACAGGAGACGTCCGAAAAGATCATCAACTACTCGTACAAGAGGGAGAATCACTTCAACGAGTGGCTGAGCCAGTTCCAGGCACAGGAAATGACGAACATACCGGACGAGGTCATCGAGCAACTCCGATCGGAACTCAAAAAAATGAAAATTAAAAATCTCGAGGAAATCACCCACGCTAGAATCCGATCGCTCCTCAAGAAGCTGCGGCTCAACAAGTTCTACGAGCACGTCCCGTTCATCACCAATATCCTCAACGGGATCAAACCCCCGAGCATGTCGCAAGAACTCGAAGAGACGTTACGTATGATGTTCAAGGATATTCAGAAACCTTTCGATGACAACTGTCCGGCGGATCGAAAAAACTTTTTAAGTTACTCGTACGTTTTGTACAAAATGTGTGAGCTTTTAGGTGAAGATGAATTTCTCCAATACTTTCCACTTCTCAAGTCTAAAGAGAAGTTGTACCAACAAGATGTCATCTGGTCTAAGATAACGTCCCAACTTCAGTGGGAGTATATTCCTACTGTCTGACGTGGCGAATTTCGTTCTCCGCAGGGTCGTATTGGTCTGGGTCGACCAGGATCGTACGCTTCACGTGTGATTTTACCCGTTTCACGTGAGACGTCTTATTACCCGACTCGTACGGGATGGACGAGTGATGCAGGCAGATACGGACCTTCCCGTCGTCGTTGCGTTTGTAGCCGAATGTATATTCAACCTCTGAAATCTCACCGGTTGTGGCGCACGTGAACTCGTAGGTACCCATGGCGTGTGCCACGTCGCCGTGACAGTCAATTTGGTGATTATCGAAGACGACCGCGCTGAAGCCCTTCTTGGCGTTGATGGCGAAGCCTTGATCTTCTTTGTACCCGCTAATCACGGCGTCGTGACCCACGAAGTAGGACATGGCACCGCCGGCGGTGGGTCGGAACTGCTGTTGCGCAGCTTTGGTGGGTTTGAAGAGTACGTTAGAGTGATCGTACCCGTACAACTCACCCGCGCGCTCACCCGCGAGACTCACGTAATCACCACCAGTGAGAAAAGAGTTAGAAATATCTACGATAGATTGCGCCCAGAAATTCTGCGCCTCGATGACTTCCGTTTCAGTCACGTTGAGTTGAGGAACCCGTTTCAAGGCCACCTTGGTCGCGGCGACACGGGTGTCGAAACTATGGCTGGGTTTACTGAACCCGCGAGCCGCATTGATTTCTGTATCGTATTGCGTCGGGTCGGTGAACACGCGGGTTTTGACAGTACGCACGGGGGTAACACGGGTGAGTGAGAACGACATCTTTGACATAGGAACGCGATTATTCTTTATTACCCTTTTTCTTCGGACGAATGGCCCACTTATTTTCCTTGTTGAATTTTTTGTAATCGATCTCTTTGATCTTGAACTTTTCCATGATGAACTTTTTTACAGGGTTCATTTCCTTCTTCACCGGGCGGGCACCGATCACGGGTTTTAGTGCAAACATTTTACTAGTACAAAATATTTTAATTTTAATTTCGGCAGATACTTTTTCAATTCATCGGTAAAAAAGTCAAATTGATTTTTAAAACTAATTTTATTTTCGGCAGATACTTTTTCAATTCATCGGTAAAAAAGTCAAATTGATTTTTAAAATTACTTTCCCACGCGAGAGAAACTTTTTTCCCATGGGGTAAAAAAAGTCATTTCATATTTCAAAACTAATTTTATTTTCGGTAAATACTTTTTCAATTCATCGGTAAAAAAGTCAAATTGATTTTCAAAACGACTTAAAAAAAACACGCGATGACTGGGTAACTATGATCGAAGCCGAAGAGCGAGCCCTGACCCTCCTGTATAACCTGGACAGCTATGTCGCACCGCACTTCAACGGTGTATCATGCCCAGACCCTGCTGTGCAGTACTGTCTAGATCAGGCAAACTGGCATGTCCATCAGGCCCAGGAGCTTCTCGAAGCAGCCGTGTTAAATCCGCGGACACAGTACGATGATGGTCGAGAATTCTACCGAAATCTCGCTCGAGTTCTTCCTCTGATGGTCCTCGCTCAATCTTTCGGATCTCCACCGACCGATCAGGAAGAGGTGGAAAGTTCACCAGGAACGCCAACCTCAGTCCTGTCAAGTCAAGATATTTTTGAGCCTGACACTCCACCCCTTTCCCCAAGGTCTGGACAGCCTTGAGTTCGAGGATGATTCGACCGTCAATAATTATATCCGCTCGGAGGTCACCGACGATGTGACCGCGAAAGACCACGTGTATGTGCCGTTCACTTTCGTACGGGACTTTCTTCTCCCGAAGGTATACCTCCGCGGCGTTGTGATATACGCGCTCGCTGTGGCCCGGGCCCAGTTCGGCGTATATCTCTTCGACCATCTTTTCGACGTCCATTATTTCCGTGAAAACCTGTGCTGACCTTTGCTTAGGTTTATATTCTTCGGATACGGTAGCATGAACACCCGAGCCTTTCTCAAAAAACATGTTCAGATCCCGCGCAAGCTGGTTAAAAATCTAAAAGAAGTCAGCGATCTGTCGTGTAAGAAAAGATGGGAATACGCGGGAAACATGCGACTCGACGGGTCAGACCTGACCTACGCGACCTCACGGGATCGGGGCAGAGTAAAACTCGAGGCGGTCAATGAGGTCTGGCCTTCGCTCGTTTCGTTCCACACGCACCCGTGCGTCTCCATGCCGAACCGGGGCGCGCACAAAGTGTTCGTCACCTTACCGAGCAAATCCGATTTTCGTGTGTTCATAGAGCATTACCCAAAAATGCAGGTAAACATAATCTGTGACGCACACGGGTACCACGTGATCGATATGATCGATTCCGCCGAACAGGGTCGGTGTCCTTCCCCGGAAGCAGTGGAAAGAACGATGACCAAATTTAGGGCGCGGCGCGAGGTGCGTAAATTAGTCTTCAGCGAAGAAAAGTTGGAATATTTTCACACGGAAATGGACACGTGGAAAGAACTCATCAACCAGGATTTGAACCCTATTTTGCGGGACACGTTCGGGATGACCGCGCGGTATTTCACCTACGACGAGGACCCGCCGATCGTGCGAATCGATATCGATACCGCTTAAAGACGAGAAACGTTCATGATACAGTATGTCTTCTTACGACGTCGAACCCTGCAACTTCAAGTACCGCGTCTCTTCCCTCGCGAAGGTTGTCGACGGAGACACGATCGACGTGAACATTGACCTAGGGTTTGATGTCTCCACCCAGCAGAGAGTCCGACTCTTGGGTATCGATACGCCCGAGAGCCGCACCAGTGATAAGGAGGAGAAGAAGTTCGGCCTCCTTTCTAAGAAGAAGCTCAAGGAATGGGTCATGAAGGCGGTCGCCTCCGAAAAGGACGATATCGAGATCGAGTTGCGATGCCCAGAGGCAGATTCGCGCGGGAAATTCGGACGCGTCCTCGCAGAGGTTTGGGTCTGCGAGGACGACGTTTGGACGAACGTCAATAAGTGGATGTGTGATAACTTCTACGCGGTTCCATACGCGGCCCAAAACAAATCTGAGGTCGAGGCGCTTCACATGGCGAACCGCGAGAAGGTCAAACACGAGATTGCCTGATCCACACGTTCGAGATCCACTTTTCACCCGCCTTCACGGGTTTGCCCCCGTGAAGAGCGAGTTCCGTGTCTAACCCCATGGTATCGAGGGTGTTGAAAAAGAGCGCGTCACCCGCTCGAAGCTTAAACGATCGACCGATATTCGGAAACTCGGTCTCCCCCCCTTCATACTCGTCGGTCAAGGCGAGTATGAAGGTGTACACCCTTTTGTTTTTGTCACCTTCGAGCACATCCTGGTGGGGCCTGTAGTGCCCGCCCTCGCCGTACCGAAGAACCTGTAACTGTTCGCAATGGTCGATCGTCTTACCGACGCGCGAGACGCACCGTTCCATCACGGACTGAACCACCGGATCGTCTTTCGGGAGCCACGCGGTTTGACTGAACCGCATCTCCTTATCGACCCTACCGTCCGTATCCACGAGCGAATCAGTGAGGCGATCTTTCGCCTGTTTCATGATATGCGCACGCTCCTCGGGGGTGATGAAACCCCGGACGACCGTGGGTGTGGGGTACCTCGGGACCAAGGCACACAGGAGCAGGACGAGCAGAACCCAGAGCACCATCTACACTTTACCTATAAAATTATATTCTTCGGGAGTCTGCAACTGTACCGCTTACGAATATTGGCGAAGATCTCGTTACTGTAATCGACCACACCCTGTAACATGGTGAGGTACTCCTCCTCATCCCCTTCGTCGTCTAGTAGGTACTGCCGTAAAATATCCCCGCCCGCGTGAATGATCATCTCGTATATGTGCGAAATGTCCCTGACGCGATCGGTAAACTTTTCCTGTCTCTGGAGAACTGATTTGAAATCTTCCTCGGGGATATCGTTGAGCATGTACCCTACACGGAAACTGAGGTTATCGGCCGGGCGCAGGTCCAGGAAGGTGTTGAGACGTTCCGTCTCGTAGATGACTATGGCGTACTGAAGGATTTTGGTGGACGCTCGCTTCTCCCGAAGTTCCCTGAACGAAGGAATCCCGCCGCACGGTATGTCTCCGTGTTCTCGACCCAAGTACATGCTTTTGCGCTTGTACTCCACGAAGTGCGGGTTATGGACCCTCCCCGTTTCGATCTCACCCGTGCGCCAATCGAACGGGCAGTGGCACGCGGTACACCACATCTGCGCGCACCCGTCCGTCCGGTGGATCATCTGTCCGCATTTCGGGCAGGGTTTACTGTCCCTGCGTATGAGTTCCATCGTCTTGACGACGTCGGGGTTACACACGTGGCCGTCTTCCTTGACGTCGTTACACTTGTCGCAGTAATATTTGTTACACATGCCGCAGTACAGGTTTTCGGCGAGGAAACCCTTACACTCTTCCGTCGGACACTTATGGATGAACTTCCTGGGTTCGACGACCGTCGAGTTGACACCCTGGCGTAAAGTCTCGAGGTGGTTATAGATGGTCTCCATGTGGCGGTAGATGGTGACCAGCTCGGGGTGGTCGCGGATATCCTGCCCGGTGCGCAGGATTTCGGTGTGCAGTTGGACCAACCTCTGTTTGTGCGCTCTGAGCACGGCGTTGAGTTTCCTCATACCGAGGATCCGTTCCACCTGGGGTTGCGTCTCGGGCATGAGTAACTTTTCGCGCTCGAAGAGGACGTTCTCGCGGTGTCGTCTGTACTCTGTGTTCCGGAAGTGTTTGGTACAGAACGTGTCCACGAACTCGCGGTCCCATACCGTGTTACAGTTCATACAGTGTGGATCTTTCGCCGTGCCCAGCATGTACGTCTGACAGCAGCGCTTACACGCGACGAAGTCGCAGTGCGAACACGTCACGCTTTTTCGAGCTGACTTACTGAAATTTTCGCAGCACACCCCGCACACCGCATCCATCTAAGGTAAAGAGCGGTCGAACCCTTTAACTTAGTTAGATTTTTATATTACAAAATTGGTCTATTTCTTACCACCCTTCTTCTTCTGATTCCTTACTCGCGAACTCCTTCGCACACCCTGTGCCCCTGCCGGTGCAGCAGGGGGTTTCGATTTCGATCTCGACGCCGACCTGCTCTTCTGCTTCCTTCTCACACCTCCAACTTTCCGTGCTGGCCCCCCTGTCGGCTTGGCATCAGTTGCCTGCTTTTTTCTAGGTGATCGGCCTGTCCGCATCTCGGCAGTTTGTTTGTTGTTGTTGCTGTTGCTGTTGCTGCTCGATCCTGACGATGCCCTCGATCCTGACGATGCCCGGTTACGTGATTTCGACCTTGACGATACGGTGGTTCCCATGTAGCCCTTCTGCTGCGCCGCGACAGTTCCTGCACGGGTCTGCATAGGTGCACTCGTATTCACATTTTCTGCTTTAGCGTTGATCTTCTTCAGCGCCGCGTTCACGGCTTTTTTCTTCGCATCCGGCGGCTTTGCAGGTGACTTTGATCGGCCTGCCGGTTTCGCTGCCGCGACAGTTCCTGCACGGGTCTGCATAGGTGCACTCGTATTCACATTTTCTGCTTTAGCGTTGATCTTCTTCAGCGCCGCGTTCACGGCCTTTTCTTCGCATCCGGCTTTGCAGGTGACTTTGATCGGCTACGCGACCTATCCCTTTTTCCTGCGATTGTTTCCTGCCTTTTTTTCATGTTTTCTATTACCAATGCTTTACGATCGGCGACAGTTTCACCCAGTTTCCAAACATTTTTCAAGTGTATTTGTTTCTTTGTTAACGGAAACCTATCCCCTTCAATTTTCTGAATCATGTTATGATATTTCTTCTTGTTTTTCATCAGGCGTCTTAATCTTATGATTTCAGTCTTATTAGCATTCTTTATTGCCTTGTTCCAATCACCAATTCCGAATGGTCCACCAAAATATTCTTTGGCCCTTTTGGTTAGCTCATTCTTCTCCTTTTGAAGCCCGTCGGCCTCATTCTTCGCCTTCGCATTCGCCTTCTTAGCGGCGTTGGCTGCCTCCTTCTCCTTCTTTGCCTTCTCGGCGTTGGCTGCCTCCTTCTCCTTCTTTGCCTTCTCGGCGTTGGCTGCCTCCTTCTCAGCGGCGGCTGCCTTCTTAGCCTTCGCATTGACCTTTGCCTGCCTTGCGGCCAGCTTTGCCTTGTTAGCCTCCGCCAGCTTTGCCTTGTTCCTCGCCGCCCTGTTGGCCGCTGACAGCTTTAGCCCCTCCTGGACCGCGAGCTCTTGTTCCCGAGTTAATCCCGCATTCGCACTGCTGGCCGCCACCGCTGGCTTGCTGGCCGCCCCTGCTGGCTTGTTGACCCCCGCCGCTGCGTTCGGCAGTTTTGCTGCGAAAGGCCCCGCTGCTGCTGCATTCTTCGCAGCTGCTGCATTCTTCGCAGCATTCCTCGAAAGATTGGACATCCTCTGCTCTTTACTGGTCGCTTTCCTCTGCTTGGATCCCTTTTTCCCGACGTTTTGCCAGTTTCCAGGGCTTTTGTTGTTTCCGTTTCCGTTGTTATTCGGCTTCCTAAACCTAAAATTCTGCGGCGGAAACATTTTCCTATACTTGTTTTTATTTAAGGGGTTCCCTGTCCTTGATGGTTTTTTCGGCTTGACTACGGCAGCTGCAGGAGCAGCTTTTTTAAGTATGCTCGCGAAGGAATTTTTCGTTGGGAATGCCGGCTTACCGGACCCATTCGGTGCCGGTAGTGTTTCGGCCGCCTTCTTTCCGATGGGAGGCAGTCTGATTACGTTCTTCCCGGTTGATGTGTTTCTCATCGTGACCGGCTTCGCTACGTTTTTTGTCCCGGTGGAAGCGGTGGGTGAGTTTGACGTCGCAGCAGGTGACGAGTTCTTCCTACTTTTCCCATTGTTTCGTTTGTTGTTGTTGCTGTTGCTGTTGCTGCTGATTTGGATATTGACATTCGTCGGTGACACCGCCTTTTTCGGTATTGTTGGCGAGAAAGGCACCGCCTTCTCGGCATTCTTGACATTTTTCTCAGATTTACTTAACTTCTCTCGAAGTAGAATCATCTCCGCTCGGGTCACACCGTTTCTTTTTCTCGCTGCTTCAAGTTCAGCTCGCACTTCAGCTAGCTCTTCTTTTTCTTTTTCGAGTTGCTCTGCAGCTAATCTTCTCTGCACGTTCGCGTTTTGCCCGTTTCGTGTTAATTCACTGATTTGCCTATTTTTTTCGCGGGCCTTACCTGCCATAATTTCTTGTTCTGCTATAATACTGTTTCTGTTATCGCGCGCTGCGTTCCTGTTCGCGACCGCCGCGTTCTTAGCCGCGTTCGCGTTGGCCTTATTCGCGTTCGCCTTGGTCTTAGCCGCAATTGCCGCGGCGATTGCCTGATTCGCCTCCGCCTTTTCCGCTTGAGCCGCTTTCAATTTATTTTCCAGATTCCTTTTCTCCTGCGCGGACACGTTTTTGTTGGTGAGTTGTTGCTTAAGGTTATTCACCTGCTTCTTTTGCTCGGCGAGGTTCGCGACCGCTGTGGTCTTAGCCTCATTCGCATTTTTCAGTTTCGCGTTCGCATTTTTCAGTTTCGCGTTCGCATTTTTCAGTTTCGCGTTTCGCAGTTTCAGTGCTTCCTGGTTCCGTTTGGCGTTTCTATTCGCGCCGATAATCTGCGCGTTCTTTTCTTGTAACTCGACGTTCTTGTTGGCGATTGCCTGAGTCGCCTCCGCCTTTTCCGCTTGAGCCGCTTTCAATTTATTTTCCAGATTCTTTTTCTCCTGCGCGGACAAACCAGTTTTGTTGGCGAGTTGTCGCTCAAGGTTCCCGATTAACATCGTGGCCTGCGCCCTATTCGCCCTTCGCGCCTCGACTTCAGTATTCAGCTGAGCTCTCGCCGCTATTTTCTTACCCTTTTGTTTCTCTAATTCTATCCTGGCGTTAGAATTTGACTGCTTCGCATTCTCCAAATTCTTTTTCGCCTTATTCACCTCCGCCTGCGCTTTTTTCCTGTTCTCCGCGGAACCCTTCTCCAGCGTTTTTCTAGCTTGATTGTATATCGCCCTGGCTTGCTCCAGTTTGTTTTGTGTATTGTCCAGCTTTTTCTGTAACTTCGCGGTGTTCCCGCCGTTCCCGCCACCACCACCGCCACCACCACCGCCACCGCCACCGCCACCGCCACCGCCACCACCACCGCCACCGCCTCCACCTCCGATCTGGATCTGGATCCCACCGCGGCCGCGGTTGTTTCGGTTGTTTCGGTTGCGGCGACTGGGTCCCGCGACGGCATTCCTCGTTCCGACCGCGGCATTCTTCGTGCTCTTCGCCTTCTTATAAAATCCTGGACCCTTATTCCCGTTGGCTTTGTACTCGTAATTTTTTCCATGTAATTTGTTCCGTGTTAATGCGTTTTCTATTGCCTTCAAGTCCGCCTTCAGTTTCGTCTTTTCGTCATTTGAAAGGGTTAGGTTAGTCTGAAGCTTTTCCTTTAGTTTGTTTATATTCGCACCCCTTTCCGTCATTGCGTTCAGTCTCGCCTTAACGTCTTTGCTTCCAGGGTATTTTCTAAGATTTTCCTGGAGCTTTTTTATCTCATTCGCATTCCCGATGAAATCGGGTTTGTTCGCGAATGCTAGGTTTCGCGGCTGATTGATCAAACCGCCCTTGTTGATCGTACACCCCAAACCCTTGTTCGTCATGCCGAAGATGTACTTCGGACCGTAACACCCTTTTCCCCTATCACCATTTTCCCTCAAAACGTAGCCCGGCTTCTTACACGACCTACTTAACATTCCCAGTTTATAGAATTCACGCTTTCGGCACGCTTTATTCGACTTGGCGGGGAAAAAGTTTTTGTCATTCTTGTTCGTGTACTTGTAACATCCTAACCCCTGGTCACCCTGTTTGAAGACGTACCCTGACTTACACTTTTTCGCGCTATTCGCCTTGACGAAGTTGCCCGAAGTCGGCGGGGTCCTCCTATTTTGCTTGTTGGAGCGGAACATGTTCAGTAGGCCCCTGCCACCGCCGCCACCGCCACCACCGCCACCGCCACCGCGGTTTCGCATGAAACGGGGTGCGTTCCGGGGCATGACCCGACCGAGCCTCTCCCGAGGACGCGCGGGTCGGTTGTTAAAGTTGTTGCGACCTCCGCGGTTCATGTTGTTGAAGTTATTGCGACGACCTTCTCCGCGGTTCATGTTGTTGTAGTTCCTCCTCCTCCCTTCTCCCCTCAAAAAACCGGGTTTCGGTCGGCCCTTGAAAATACTTCCCTTGGGAAACCTCACACCGCCCCGATTCCCGCCGCCCAGGTTGCGGTTGCGGTTGTTTCCAAAGTTGCGGTTGCGGTTGCGATTCGCGTTGTTGTTGCCCAGGTTGCGGTTACGGTTCGCGTTGTTGTTGCCCAGGTTGCGGTTACGGTTCGCGTTGTTGTTTCCCAGGTTGCGGTTGCGGTTCGCGTTGTTGTTGTTGTTTCCCGGGGTGCGGTTTCCCTTGTTGTTGTTGTTGCCGCTATTTCCCGAGTTGTTGTTGTTCTTCTTCACCGCCGTGTCGGTCGAGTTCGCCGAGTTGTTTTTCTTATCAGGCGTGGTGAACCTGTTGATCACACCGCTGAAGAACCCCTTGTTCTCGGCGACCGCCTTAGCGGCCAAAATACGCTTCTTGGTAATCTTGACGGGCTCGGCGATCTTCAGTCTCTTCAACCTGGTCTTGATCGCATCGACCAAATCAGCCTTGGACCTGTCGTCGACTTTCAGGTTCTTGTCCAGTTTCCGGGCGATCCTCTGGATCCTGGGAAGGGTCGTGTCTTCGTCGAAGAGACGTTCGAAATCCCTCGCCGTCAGGGGACTTTTACGATCGGTCATGTATTTCCGCGACCGGTTGAGTAGCATCGGCGGTAAGGGTAACCGCCCAGCCTGAATATTTTTGCGCACCGCGCATATCTGTTCCTTTGTCAGTCTAAGGTTCTTACCCGTGTTGAGCTTAATCAGCTCCCGGAGACTATTGATGTCGGCGTCGGGATCGCATGCATCCATATAGTATAAACTGACAAAAAAAGTATCAGGTCGAGTACCCTATGTTGTATAATTTAATCTTTTCCTCGTACGTCATGGTAAAGTCGAAGATGTTTACATCTCCTAATTTGATGTCGATCTCCTTGATCGGTCTGTCGTAGCACACCCGATTCGAAAGCGCGGACCTGACGAGTGATTCCACGAATTCCCTGGGCGTCTCGATGTCATCCTGGTAAATTTGGTTGGTGGTTATTTTCATGCACGTGATCTCGTGGGGTTTCTTATCCAGGAACGGGGTCAGGGGGTACTCCTCCTTGGTCCCGCCGTCCACGTACGTCTTCCCCGCGTACTTCCCGCACGAGAATATGAACGGAACCGCCATGCTCATGCACACCGCATCGATCACCTTCATATCCGGGTGTGTGTCCCTCGAAAAATACACCGTCTCCGAGGAGTTGAGACAAAACGCGGAGACGTAAATCTTCATCTCGACCTCGGCGAATGTCGGATCGGATCGACAGATCTCGACCAACTTCTTACGTATGGGGTGCATATCGACGAACCCGAACTTGGCGAAAAACGAACTCAACTTAATTTTGAAAAAGTCGGCGATGTTGGTGGAGAGCGCGATTTCAAATATTTCGTCCACCGACATCCCGACCGCCAGAAATAGAGCCAGGATCGACCCGGCGGACGACCCGGATATCTCCTTGACGTCCACGAGATCGGATTCCATCGCCTTGAGACGGCCGATCATGGAGAATATACCCATGCACGCCGGCCCCAACACGAGATATTTCATCTGCCTCCTACCTAGTAGAACTGAGGAAATTGACGACGCAAAAGCGCGAAGACGATCGCGTAGACGATCGAGTGGGTGAGTGCGGAAGTCACACTCGTCTGCCCCGACTGGAACACACCCTTGCTCCCCGGCGGTAAAGTAAGGAGAGCACCGGGGCTGAGCACCAGGAACAGAGACGTGCTGACGAGGAGATCGGTCTTGGTCAGGACGAGGCCCATGGCCTTCGCGATCATGCTGTACACGACAAAGAACACGAGTGCGTGGAAAAACACCGCGTGCGTGTTGGTCTTTTGGTTTGCGAACGAAAGCTTTTCCCCGTTGGTCGTGATGAGAACACCGGGGCTGAGCGTTAAAAAAAGAGCGGCTGGGATGGCGACGCGTTGAGCGGTGAGGTTCGGTAACATTTAATATACATCCATATAATTTTTACACAGGTTTAGAAAGCTATTAAACGTCGCCCCTCGCATCACCCTCTCGTGCAGACCGTTGTCGTCGACCACGCGCCTGACATGTTTCCACACGTGCGCGAGTCTCTCTTCGAACCACGCCGTCTGCTCCTGATACTCCCACGTCACCCGCGGTACAGTATCGGCGTCGTGTTCCATGTGACAAAACTCCACGAAATCCACGAACCGTCCTGAGTGATGGATTCCTGCGTCGTAAAGGAGAAGTTCAATGGTATGCCACATTCGAGTGAGTTCATCTGAGTATTCGACTTCCCAATCTTCGATATTCAGAGGAGCGTCTTCGCGGGAGACATCTTCGTCACTGCCGTCAGCGTCTAATCCGGTGTTGGCCTCCCACACGTACTGACTCCACACCATTATACATCTTTAGGGGGCTTCTCTTTTATGCCTGTCAGAGAGAGACTCGTCGACTCCTTCGTCTGCAGGTTATCCTTGATGGCGTTTAAAGCTCCTTCGACCTTGGCCTCGTCGCCGGAGAAGAAGGACATGAGACCGGCGGAGATGGCCTCCTTGTTCATGGTACCCTTGCGCACGGATTTGCGCAGGTTGATTTTACCTTTCCTGAGGTTGATGGTATCAATGCCCTGATCGACCATGGCTTTCTTCACGCGCTCCTTGAGCCGCTTCTCTTCCTGGTTGAGGATCTTGATATCAGATTTCGCATCGGAAAGTTGCTTGGTGAGCTCCACCAACTTCGAGACGGTGTCGGAGAGATCGTTGGATACGTTAGTCATTTGATTACTACTACGCTCTAATCTTTAAGTTGTTAGGCGCAGAGACCGCGCTGCATGAGATCAGGGACGATGGTGGAGTTGTTCCACACGAAGGGCTCCTTGGGGTTAGGAGGGTCCTTGCGGATCTGCTGGTTGGCGTTGCGAAGCGCGCCGCCGACGGTCTCGGGGAAACCGATCTGCTGGCGGGGATCGAGGAAGTTCTGACCCGCGAGGACGTCCTCTGGGGCAAACTGACCGAAATCCTCCTCGGAGGCGATCTCACGGGGGAGAAGAGAGGAGGCGAGGCCGGTGCCCTGGCTCATGCCGGCAGAGGGACCCGCGGCGGGACCCACGGAGGGACCGATGGACGCGTACTCGCGCTCGGAAATGGTGTAAGAAGATTTGGAGTTGAGATTGCAGAGGAGGAAGACGAGTGCGGCCACGGCGATCAACATCATAATCGATTGGTTACGACCCTTGAACATCTTTGTTATATATTAACAATTTATTTTTTACTGGTCCTCGTCATCGACAAAAGCGTAGTCGTCTGGGTATGTGTCGAGGATCGGCTCGGGGTGGAGCCTGACCTGGACGAGATTCCATGTGGCGGCAAAATTTTTCTTGGCGAACCAGATCCCCGAGAATTCGAGGATGACGTCGCACGACCTGTCCTTCTGGAGAGATTCGATGTCGACCGCCTGCTGCTTGGCGTCAAAAATCTTGGTCGCGTCGATGCGCTCGCACTCGATCCTATTATCCGGCGACGCGCTGGAAGTGTACGCCGCCCTGATGACAGTCTCGGACAATTCCTTGCCGAACCATTCGGCCGAGTGCTCGATCGCGGCGTCGACGTTCTGTGTGTCGATCATGCTCACCTTCCCGGAGTTGATGTCCGAGACGAGGTCGAGGAAGATCTCATCACCGACATCGGAGATCTTGACGCCGTTGAGCTGGATAAGTACCTTGCGTTTGGTATCGTTGCGAGCCTTCACGAAGCGGAGGCCGTCGTCGTTCTTGCTGATAGTATCGAAAATCATCTTATTGTACTGTACCCACGGCTCATCTTTTTAAGCCAACGAAAGGGATGGCAGCCGCCTTGTTTATGATCGCGTTCGACACCCACTTGTTTCTCCTGGGTTTGTGACCGTACAGTGTCCTGCGCACGTTGATTTTCTTTGGCAATTTCTTTCCCTTCTTCGGCCTGAGGTTTACCTCGTTTTTCACGTAAGAGTTGTCGATCACATTTTTCCATCTCAGCGTTTTCAAATTGAACTCCTTGTTCCCCGACGACTTTCGGTACCCTCGGACCTTGACGTCACTGGACGTCGTCCTCAGACCGTGTACGAAATGCCTCGAAAGCCGTTCCTTCGACGGGGTCGTCGTGTACTTTTTGTACTTGTACGGGTCGATCTTCGCGGCTTTGCGCATGGACACGCGGCCGTCTTTTTTCGTCGCCGGTCGCCTCCTGGTGATTTTAGTGCGAACGCGTTTGAAAATAGCCTCGATCGAATCGTCGTTCTTCACACCCTTGACGAAAAGCTTGGAGAGTTTCAACAGGCGTTGGCGATCCTTCTCTTTCTTCTCCGGGCGCAATTTCAATTTGTGCATGAGGTAAATGTCTTCAACGAGAAACTCCTTACTGGCGATGAAAACTTTCCTGTCGGTGACCGTCTTACCGGTGTCCAGGTTGCGATACTTGACACCCCTCTGACGCGAAAGGACCACCTCGTACCCGAACTCCTTGGGTCGCATGAACGGGATGTCTAGGATCCCGCCTATCCTCTTGCCTTCGACCTTACCCGTCTTCGTGGAGAGGTACTTGACGCGGTTCAAGTCCAGTGCGAAGAGCTCGACGTCGATGAACACGTCACCCGCGCTCGGTGTATCGTCCTTCCGGATCTTTTTCTTCTTGATCAGGACGAACCGCCTCGTCACCCACGGACCCTTGGGTTCGAAACCTATACCCAGGAAATTGAAGATCTTGGCGTGTTTGCGCCGCATGGACTGGATTCGCCGTTTGACCTGAGTGTCGAGGCGTTTCGCCACCTGGCCGATTTTGTCCCACATGATCAGTTTCGTACCCTGGAGTTTACCAAAAAACTTGGGACTCACGGACATGCGCGGGACGAACTTCGCGTCTATGTCACTGGTCACGACCCTGTCAGTCTTACACGCGTACATGTTGAAAGCCTCACCACCGGAGATGACCAGATCACCGCTCGTCGCCATGTGACTCGAGATTTCACCCACGGCTTTTAGGATGATATCCCGTATGCTGTCGGTGATGAGGACGTACATGAATTTTTCATACGTCTTTGACGCGTGCTTCGACTTGACCCGGGCCCTGAACTTCTTCTGCAGACCCTTATCGAAGTACTCCTTGAGCTTCGCGTCCCTGAAGAATAGGTGTTCGTGTATGAACCTGTCCCTGGCGGACTTGCAATAGATGACTTCGTCCATTATTATATTGGGATATATTAATATGGTCTGCACGGTGATCGACGAGTGCAGATGTTACCAGCTCAGGGGTAACCCTAACCAATTCTGCGGGGTGCGCAGGGGGGACCGGGTGTTGCGGTGCCCGGAGGATTGCTGCGCAGGCGGGTGCGTCTCAGACGGTTCGAGACCCCCGTTCAGGTACATCGACGTACCTGACATCATCGACACAGAACCTCTCAAGACGATGGACCGAGACGTCGCGATGAACCACATATTACGTGTGTTCATATGCATGTGTGTCGTGCTCATTTTTGACTTAAAGATTAGGGGTCTAAGAAAGGTATAAGATGTCCCTCGAATCCATTCAGACCGAACTTTCCGCCCTCCGCGTCGATGTTAAGAACCTCGCCAAGCTGGTTCGCAAGATCAGGAGCACCCAGGATGACCCCGACGGCGAGAAGGCGAAGAAGCGCGCGGAGAACAACGGCTTCAACCGCAAGCAGGAGATCACCCCCGCGCTTCGCGCTTTCCTCGAACTGCCCGACGGTGAACTCGTCTCCCGCTCCGAGGTGACGAAGAGCGTCAACAAGTACATCACCGAAAAGGGTCTCAAGCACCCCGAGAACGGCCGCCAGATCATCATGGACGACAAGCTCAAGGAACTCCTCGCCCCGCCCGAAGGCGTGGTCGTCACCTACCTCAACCTCCAGAAGTACCTCTCCCCTCACTACGTGAAGAAGGCTTAAAAAAATAACGTTACATAGTATTAATAAGAAATGATCGATAAAGCTCAAATCGAGCAAGTTGTTGGTACAAAGATTAAGAATCTATCCTTGTACCAAAGAGCTTTCACTCATAAATCGGCGTTGAAAGAAAATGAACACCTGACCGAATCGTTCGAAACCCTAGAATTCATCGGCGATTCGGTCCTCGGATTCGTGATTACAAAATACCTCTTCGATCGGTATGAAAACAAACAGGAAGGGTTCCTCACGAAGGCGCGTACCAAGCTCGTTCGTGGCGAAACACTGGCGCACATAGCCAATCATCTGGGCCTGGGCAAGTACGTCATCATGGACGAGAAGGGTATGCGCAATAACTGGAACACCAACGTGAAAATCCTCGAGGATGTTTTCGAGGCTCTCGTCGGCGCCTTGTATATGGATATCGGTCTTATCCACGCGAAAGAGTTTATCCTTCGGTTGTACCAGGACCCGGAGGTCATCGACATGGGAACCATCATGATCGACGATAACTTCAAGGATCATCTCATGCGATATTGTCAGGTAAACAACTGGGAACTGCCGGATTACAGAGTCTCAGGGCACCACGAGGGGATTTTCTACATAGATATTTACGTCCAAAATTCATTTTTCGCTCGGGGTGCGGCGCGGTCGAAAAAGCAGGCGGAACAAAATGCCGCGCGAAATTATTTTCAGGCACTGAGCACGTACCGGAGTTACGATTTTAGTTAAAGAGTAGAGTGCATGACAATGTAAGAAGATGCACCCCAACGTGAAAGCCCTGATCGAGCGCGAGTACGCCGCGCAAAAGTCCGAAGAATGGCTCAAGCTGCGCGGTCACATGTTGACCGCGTCGGACGCGGCGACCGCCATCGGCAAGAACCCGTACGAAACACCCCATAAACTCCTGTTAAAAAAGTGCGGCCTCGGCGAAAAGTTCATGGGGAACGCGGCGACGAAACACGGCGAAAAATACGAGGACGAAGCCAGAATCATATACGAAGAGCGACACGGAGAGGTCGTCCATGAGATTGGCTTGGTCCCCCACCCCGTCCACACCTGGCTCGGCGGGAGCCCCGACGGTGTCTCCGAGAGCGGAAAATTGGTCGAGATCAAGTGCCCGCCGCAGCGCAAGATCATACCGGGTGAGGTGCCGGAACACTACATGCCGCAACTTCAGCTGTGCATGGAGATCCTCGATCTTGAGGAGGCGGATTTTATTCAATATAAACCGGCCGAAACGAATTGGCCGCTCCCCGAAGAATTTGATGTCGTCAACGTGAAACGTGATCGCGCGTGGTTCGAAAAGTACCGACCGATCATGCGGATAATTTGGGACCGAGTTATATATTACCGGGAACATATCGATGAATTGAAAATTTTGGATGAAGAAATGAAACCTAAGCGAGCCCCTAGAAAGAAAAAAGAGAAGCCTCCGATCACGTGCGAAATTCTCGAATTACCCGACGAGGACCCGTACGAAGATGACTGACGATCAGTATAAATTAGGAACCGCCGAATTAAATGGAAGATTATTTATACCGTACCAAAGAGACGGCGTCCAATGGATGCTTAAACAAGAAAACCGCGTCAACGGACCGAAAGGTGGATTTTTATGCGATGAGATGGGGCTGGGTAAGACGGTCCAGCTGATCACGACTATGCTCGCTAACCCGAAACAGCGGACTTTACTCATCGTACCCAAATCGATCATCGCGCAATGGGTCCAGGAAATCAAGCGGTTCGCGCCCAGCTTAACGGTGCAGGTCTTCGACGGCCCTAAGCGCAAGCTCGACGAAGAGCTCCTGGTCGACCGGGAAAAGCGGACGGTGACGATCGCGCCGTATTCCGTGCTCAGTTCCAAGGGTCGCAAACCGGAAGCGAAAACGCCGCTCCATTTTCCACGTTGGGATCGAATTATCCTCGACGAGGCCCATGAGATCAGGAATAAACGGTCGAAAATTTACAAAAACACGTGTCTCCTGAAAACGGAAATTCGGTGGATCGTCACCGGAACGCCGGTTTTCAACTCGATGGAGGATTTCGTGTCGCTGTGCACGTTTCTCGGTCTCGATCGGAATTTCGTGCTCGCGGAACAACGCAAGATCAAGGACGATTACATACTGAGAAGAACCAAGGAAGATCTCGCCGCGATTAACGAGCGGTTGCGACTCCCGCCGTGTACGTTCGAGAACATCGAGCTGGACATGTTCGAGGAGGAGAAATGCCTGTACGAGTTCGTGTTCCAGGACGCGCAGAACACTATCCAGGAAGCGTTCAGGGAATGCACCTCGAGTTACAAGAACATGGTCATCGTGGAGTGTTTACTGAGGGCGAGGCAGGCGATGGTCTGGCCGCAGATGTATTACGACGGCGTCGCGCGCAAGAACGGCGTCGAACCCGAAAAGTGGACCGGTCGGTCGAATAAGATGGAGACACTTTTCGGCTTTTTGGACGAGCACCCGCGCGAAAAGGCACTGGTGTTCTGTCAGTTCATGGGTGAGATGAACTACATCCAGTCGAAGCTCACCGTCGTTCCGGAAGAACTGGACGGTTACAATTCTGATGACAGTCTACTGGGATGCGGGCTGGATGCCGATCCCGACGCGGCTGAACGGAACAAGATAAGGGCTAAAATTCGCGGCGTTTTCAGGATCGACGGGTCGGTATCGAAGGAAACGCGTGTCCAGCAGATCGAGGCGTTCAAAGCCTCCCCGCCGGGTTCCATTTTTTTGATCCAGATCCGGTGCGGCGGTCAGGGTCTAAATCTTCAGGAGGCAACGCGGGTGTACATCACCGCACCGGCGTGGAACCCCGCGACTGAACTCCAGGCCGTCGGTCGGAGCCATCGGACGGGTCAGAACCATGCCGTTCACGTCAAAAAATTGATTTACAAAGAGTGTCCGAGATTCATCAGCGTGGAGCAGGAGATGATGGCGCTCCAGGGTCACAAATCTATCGTGTGCTCGGAGGTTTTGAACGACGAGAGGATCAAGACCCAGATCCCGACCGGGGGGAGGACGGCGAAAAAGATTTCTATCCTCGACATCAAAAATATTTTCCGCGCGTAATGTAAATATAAAATGGGTTTCGTTAAAACGATCGGTTCTCGCGCTGAAGTTTTCCACGGCACAGCGGAAAAGACTACTTGGGGTAAGGACGGTCTCAAGAAGAAGGATCTCTTCAGGGGGCGCAAGGACGGCCGGATCAAGTCCAAGAAGGCTTCCAAGGCGACCAAGAAGTCCCTGAAGGATAAGGATCATGGGTTCAGGGCTTACCGCACCGAAGCGAAGAAGACGAAGGGGAAGAAGTTCAAGGAAATGATGTGAGCACGAAAAATTTTCAGGGGTACTAGTAAGGAAGAATGTCGCTCGTTAAATGGCAAGACTCTGTGAAAATCGCCAAGGTCAAGTTGGGTTTAGACCCAAAGAAGTTCACCAAGGTGAAGGGAAAACTTCTTAAGGAGGCTCAGAAGGTGTATAGTATCCTGCTGTTAAAACAATCTAAATCTTAAACTGGAAACCTTTCAGGTTTTGCGGCTCGTAGACGACGAGTTGGTTAAGTTTCCACGTCAGACCGAACTTTCTGTTCAAGAAATACACGCTGTTGAGTTCAACCATCGCGTGGCCACTGTTTCTTGCGTAGAGACCGCTCCGGACCTCGTCTCGCATGATGTTCCTGTCTGCGTCGAAAACGCTCGCCTTTATACTGTCGTCAACTGTGGTGTCGACCTTGACGCGGAACTTCGGTTCGCGACCGGGGGCTTCTTTCACGTTGGAATTAAACATGGGGAGGAGCTCTTCCTTGGTCATCGGGTTCCCGAAGATCGCCTGGCTCTGATCGACCACAGCGTCGATGACCTTGTTTTCGAGCGCTCGGATAGATTCGTAAAAGCTGTTCATGTAACTATCCTCCTCGTCGAACCCCTTGATGGCGAAATCGATGTTGTATTTGGTCGGGCCGATCTCCGGGACGAACCCCGACACGCCGAACGGCATATACATGCGAGGAAATTGGACCCGCATGGGCGTACCCTGCTTCGTGGCGAGCACGATGCGCTTGTTGTTGTACGCGTTGATCTGGAGGTTCTCGACCGCCTTATCCATCGTTCCTGTTTACTTATACCAGGACCCAAAACTTTAAGCGGAGCACGCCACACAATCCGGCTCTAAGCTGAACTGGATGGGTCGCGCCTTCGCCTTTGAACGAAGGTAATACATACCGGTTTTGAGTCCAGCCTTCCACGCGTACATGTGCATGCTCGATAGCTTCGAAAGGGTCGGGCTCTCCATGAAGAGGTTCATAGATTGAGATTGATCGATAAATTTACCTCGGTCCGCCGCCATCTCGATGATACACTTTTGACTAATTTCCCATACAGTTTTGTAAAGTTTCTTAATATCATCCGGGATATCTGTTATGTTCTGTATGGACCCGCCGGCTTTAACCATGAGATCTTTCATATCCTTCGACCAGAGACCCACATTTTTCAGGTCGTTCACGAGGTGTTTATTCACCACGACGAACTCACCGGCGAGTGTGCGCCTGAGATAAATATTGGTCGTGTACGGTTCGAAGCACTCGTTGTTCCCCAGGATCTGTGCGGTGGACGCCGTGGGCATGGGTGCCATCAGGAGAGAGTTACGAAGACCCTTCGTCTTGACGCGCTCACGCATGGCGTCCCAATCGTAGCGACCGCTAAACTTCACGTCCCCCGTCCACATGTCGGGCTGGAGGATCCCCTCCGAGGCGGGCGACCCGGCGAAGCTATCGTACGAGCCGTCAACTTCAGCCAGTTCAGACGAAGCCTCCAACGCGGCGTGGTACATGGTCTCGAAAATGTGGGCGTTCAGCGTACGCGAATCCTCGCAGTCGAAGGGAAGACCGCACAGGATAAACACGTCGGCGAGGCCCTGGACCCCGAGACCGATCGGGCGGTGGCGTATGTTGGATCGCCTCGCTGTTTCCACAGGGTAAAAGTTGCGGTCGATCACCCGGTTGAGGTTTTTGGTGACGACCTTGGTGACTTCGTGGAGCTTCGCGAAATCGAACGTCTTGAGTTCCTTGTTCACATATTTCGGGAGTGCGATCGACGCGAGATTGCAGACGGAAGTTTCGTCCTTGTCGGTGTACTCCATGATCTCGGTACAGAGATTTGATGACTTGATGACACCCAAGTTCTTCTGGTTACTCTTGGCGTTACACGCATCTTTGTAGAGCATGTACGGAGTCCCAGTCTCAGTTTGCGATTTGAGGATAGCCTTCCAAACGTCAGCAGCCGGGACGGTCGCGTTCGCCAGTCC